AATGTGGAGCAAATTAAGGAAAATAAGGAAAATAAGGAAAATAAGGAAAATAAGGAAAATAAGGAAAATAAGGAAAATAAGGAAAATAAGGAAAATAAGGATCAAAGCATTATAGTTAAATATGGAATAATTCCAAATATTCTAATGAAATTAGGATTTGAACATATTGAAGCTGACAAAGATGGTTTTTATAATAATTTAATTGTTCCAAAATCTCACGCAAATTATTTATTTTGGACATCTTGCTTATCATTAGGTTCAGGTCTATTTGGATTATATAAAAAACAATATAAATTAGCTATGTATCCATTTGGTGTATTTATAACATCTATAAACTATTGGCAAAATCCTACAAATGGTTGGCGCAGAACTCTGGACCAGACAGCTGTCAGACTGTCTTTGATAATTCAGACATATAATGCAACTGGATTAACAAATTTTATGCCATATTCAATTATAACTGTTGTATCTGCTATTTTTTATCCACTAGGATTTTATTACCAATATAAATACCTACCAATGAGTACATTTTGCCACTCTTTAATTCATATTGGTGGAAACATTGGGAATATAATTTTATATTCTAGTGTTATGAAATAATCGTTTAAACATAGTATTATTTATTACAATATATAATAATGAAAGTAGCATTATTATTTATTATTAGTTATCATCATATTTTAAACAAAGAACAGTTATGGATTGATTGGATCAAGCCAAATCAGGATATTATCAATGTATATTTTCATTACAAGGATATTAATCTAATTAAGTCGCCTTGGATCAAAACCTATACCATTCCACCAAATGAAGTCAAACAGACGAGTTATTACAATGTGGTGCCGGCATACTTTGCTATTATGAGTTACGCATTCAATAATGACAAGCAGAACATTTGGTTCTCTTTTTTAACTGACTCGTGTGTTCCTATTATTTCCCCTGCTGAATTTAGAAAACGATTTTTTGAGCATTATCAAGCGTCTGTCTTCAAATGGAAGCCGGCATATTGGAATATTACGATCCATCGTCGTGCCAACTTGCGCCTATTCAAGAAAGAATATTGGCTCGCAAATGACCCTTGGTTCACGCTAACCCGCAGTCACGTTCACAAGTGTCTTATTTTCTTGGCCGGTAAAAACAACATATACAACAAAGTCAATGAAGGTGGGCTCGCCAATGAAAGTCTGTTTGCGATTATTCTTCAAACATTCAAGGAACTAACAAATCCGGTTACGCTAATTAATGAGAGCACAACGGTGACCGATTGGACGCGAATGGCGAGCCCAACGAGCCCCTATTTGTTCAAGGAGGCGACACCGGAGAATATTAATATGATTAAAAACCTACTTAAAGAGGCGCCCTATGCGATGTTTTTGCGAAAGGTGGATCGCGCGTTTCCAGACGCTGTGTTGAAAGAAATAATGGATACCGATTTTGGCCATAGTCATTTACTCTTACATAACCAAGCACAGCAAAAAAAAAAGGTTTTGTTACCGACTAATAACTGGTCTACGCTGTGCTTATTATTGACCGCCTTCTTTTTGGGTTTGTTTTTATTCTTGTAATTAAAACAATTGAAATCTAAATAAAGATAATAGTTAGTTAATATAATATATGCCAATAAAACTTAGATACGATTATAATTTATTGAAGTCCATTTGTGACGACGGTGGTGTAACATTGTTAATAGACTATAAAGACGCTTATGTAACTAGAGATACAAGAATAATAGGCAAATGTATTTTGTGTGAGAAAAGTTTTGAGAAAAGTTTAAATAAATTACATAAACAAAAAAACTATGGTTGTTTATCGTGTGCTAAACTTCTTAAAACTGAAAGAATAAAGGGAACTATGTTTGAAAAATATGGAGTTGAACACGCTGCACAATCGGAAGTTTTTAGAGATAAAATGAAACAGACTACTTTTGATAGATACGGATGTGAATATGGATTACAAAGTGAAGAAGTAAAGGCAAAAATAAGAAAGACTAATTTAGAAACATATGGATGTGAATATGGATTACAAAATGAAGATGTAAAAAATAAAAGTAAAGAAACGTATTTGAAAAATTATGGTGTAGAAAATCCAAATCAATGTAAAGAAGTACGAGATAAAGCAAAACAAACTAATTTGGAAAAATATGGAGTTGAATATGTTTCGCAAAATCCAGATATTCTTGACAAAATGACCAAAAGTATGTATAAATCAAAAGATTATATATTGCCATCTGGAAATATTTTACAAATACAAGGATATGAGCATTATGCTTTAGATTACTTATTACAAACAGAAAATGTTTACGAAGATGATATTATTACCGGATGTAAAAATGTTCCTACAATTTGGTATACTGATCATGATGGGAAAAAACGCAGACATTTTGTAGATATCTTTATTCCCAATCAGAACCGATGTGTTGAAGTGAAATCCACCTGGACAGCACATATTAATAAGGAAACAATATTTTTAAAGCAATTAGCAGGTAAGGAATTGGGATATAATTATGAAATATGGGTTTATGATGACAAAGGACGAATTATTAATAAATATTTATAAGAATATTTTAGCACTTCCATCGTGCTGAACAATCTAAACAACTCACAAAAGTTGTGACCGGTTCGTCTGCGCTTCTGGTCTGCATCTGGTAGTAGGTACACTTCTTAGACCGACATTTGCGACACGTAAATGTGTCTGTACTTGCTTCAATATTTATTTCAAATTTGCTCTTATCACGGATGCTCTTGGCTTTAATCATTTCGTCCCATTTTTCTGGCTTCATCTCGTGGTGCGTCATAAAAGCCAATTCGTGCGCCTTTATTTCACCGTTTAAAACCATTTGTACTAGCTTATCGTTTCTCAAATTGACAAATATACTGCGCAGATGGTCCAAGTAGATCTGAATGAAGAACTGATTATCCCACTTCTTGACAACCTTGCGATTTGTGGCTTCTTTTAAAGCCCAGTTATAAATTCCCTTTTCCAGATTGGTTGCGTGCTTCATATTCTCCGAGAAGAAGGATGACAACTTCTTACAGATATTAGATCTAAACGTATCAGGGTTTTCAATATTCTTGACAATAGCAGACATCTTTTTAATATATTATAATAGATTGTATTATATTTAAATCAAAATCAATTTTTAATTTTTCTTAACTTCGTGAACCTTTTCTAACGTAGTAAAGAAAGGTTCAACGAAGTAAGAGCCAAACCACGTTTATATTTCCGTGTTCTCCTCTTACTTTTCTTTACCTTCTTCGTCTTCCTTCTTCTTTTCTTTTTCTTTAAACCACAGCCTTCAGCATTTGCTTTGGCCCCGTTTTCTATTAAAAAATTAATATATTCCTTCTTATGTCTGTTTCTCGTTACGATAGCAAGCGCAGTCTCGTTATCTGAATTTGGTTGATTTATATCAGCACCCGCATCTAACATTATTTGTACGACTTCTTTATGACCCTCTTGTGCCGCTATAAGAAGTGCGCTTTCACCCTGATCATTCTTATGATTTATATCTTTTATACCCGCCTGAATTAATAATCTGACAATATCAGCACAACCATGCTGTGCCGCAACAATAATAGGCGTCTGATTAATAGTGTCTCTATATTCAACATCATTAATATTGGCACCTTTTGACAATAAAAATGAAACAACATCAGTCGCATTACAGTTTCTCACAGCTTTCATAATTGCCGTATCACGTTCCCTATCCTTAGCATTTAAAAGGTCACCATTTTCTTCTAACATTTGTTCCACTGTATGTAAATCACCATTTGCTGCCGCCTTTACAAATTCTAAACTGGTCATTTATTATATCCGTATAAATTTAAATTTAAAAACAAAGTATTTCTATTAATAATACTCCCAATAATGGAATTTTTACCCAATAAACCCACATTATGTTTAAATATGATTGTTAAAAACGAAAGCCGTATTATTGAACGATTATTCAATTCGGTTTCAAAAATCATTGATTCTTATTGTATTTGTGATACAGGATCAACCGATAATACAGTTGAAATTATTGAAGCCTATTTTAAGGACAAGGGCATTCCTGGGAAAATTGTTTACGAACCCTTCAAAAACTTTTGTCATAACCGTAATTTCGCGCTACAATCGTGTCTAGGAATGTCTGATTATGTCTTGTTATTGGACTGTGATATGGTTCTTGAAATAAAACAATTTGATAAATCTATGCTGACAGCCGCGGATAGTTTTGACATTCTCCAAGGCAGTGACTCATTCTATTATCAAAACTTAAGAATAGTTAGAAATAATGGTTTATACAAATATGTCGGGGTTACACACGAGTATATTGATAGACCGGCAAATAACAGAAATATTAGTATTAAAAAACACGAATTATTTATCAAAGATTTGGGAGATGGAGGGTCTAAAAGTGACAAATATGAGCGCGACATTCGGTTGCTTACAGATGGCATCAAAGAGGAACCAAATAATGTGCGATATCATTTCTACTTAGCAAATAGTTATCACGATTCCGGACATTATGAAAAAGCAATTGAGACATATAAGAAACGAATAGAAATGGGTGGTTGGAATCAAGAAGTCTGGTATAGTTATTATAGAATTGGTAAATGCTTTCAAAATATGAGCAAATTCAGTGATGCGTTATATTATTGGTTAGAAGGGTATAACTTTTACCCACAGCGACTTGAAGGACTGTATGAGATCATTAAACATTATAGACTGAATGGTAAGAATAAACTGGCATTTCAATTCTATAAAATGTCCAAGGAAATACTTGACAAAAATGAAAACCGCGATCAATATTTGTTCCTACATAATGATGTATATACACATTCTATTGACTATGAATATATCATAATAGCGTTCTATAATGGTATAACGAATGTTAATGAACAAATTGTCCCTTTTTTAAATAATTCCAACAGTGATTCTGAAATAAACAATGTGCTGTCTAATTTGAAATTTTATAAACATATATTACAGCGGACTAACACACTTGTCCTTGATAATACTGTTGAGCATAATATAAATAATGAAAATATTAAATTTACGTCGTCGTCTAGTTGTTTAATTAAAAATCCATTAAGCGATGGTTATTTAATGAATATTAGATATGTAAATTATTACATTGATGGTAATGGAAGATATCATAATTGTGAAAAACACATTATAACAATTAATAAATTTGTAGAAATGGACAAAGATTTGAATATTATCAAGAGTGAATGGATGGATTTGGCTTTTGATGGTAGGTTGTATATTGGTGTAGAAGATGTCAGAATATATTTTGACAAAACCAAAAACAATTTACAATTTATTGGCACAGGTTATCACGAAAATAAACAAATTGGAATTGTATCTGGTGATTACAATACAGATAATCATAAACTGGTTACAAATGAATTAAAGCAGACCTTTAAAAATAGTGGCTGTGAGAAGAATTGGGTGTTTGTTGAGTATAATAATGACACACATATTGTTTACGATTGGTATCCTTTGAAAATTTGTAAACAGGATGAAAATAACGTGATAAATATTGTTGAAACAAAGCAAATGCCAAAAATATTTGCGCGCGTTAGAGGATCCACTTGTGGGTTTGTTTATGATAAACCAGTGAACACTACTACAAATAGCAATAGCAATATTAATAACATTTCATTAAACATTGTAGAAAAAGAAAATGAAACCGAAATATGGTTTATTAATCATATTGTCTCTTATGATAGTCCGCGTCATTATTATCATATTATTTCTGTATTTGATTCACATATGAATTTACTTAGGTACTCGGCACCGTTCAAGTTTGACAGAGAAGCCGTTGAATATTGTCTGAGTATTGTAGTAGAACACGATCGCGTGTTAATAAATTATAGCAATTGGGATAGGACAACTAGAATCGGTGTTTACGATAAAAAGTATATAGATTCAATCGTAAAGTATAATTAGATCATTTTGTATTAACGTGTTATCTCTTTATTTACCGCTAAAAACATATTATTATAACCATTAATTGGTATAATATTATAATTCAATTGTTCCAAAAAATCTATTAGTTTGGTATTTTTTATATTCATTTCAAATAATATTTTGGGATAATTAGATCTTTCAAGAGTAATTTGAGATGCCATTAGTACTTGTAACTCATTATCTTCTACATCTATTTTTATGAAACTAATATTATCTATATTAAAACTATCAAGAGTTCTAATTTCAATTTCTTCAGTTTGTAAAACAGTATTATTATTACTGTGGAGAGTAGACCCACCGCCATCTGCGCTTACAATTTTTAATATCTGCTTTCCTACTTGTTCACTTGACCCTAATCCATAATTCAAACAAGTGGCATTTGTAATATTAGATAATGCGATACTTCCACATAAAGAATAAAACGTCATTTTTTGTGGTTCAAACGCATATACATTTTTACAATAGTCTGCTAAGCTGATTGTATATGTTCCTGAATGCGCACCTATATCTAATATGTTCTGGTCTTTTTTACAAAATTGTTTACACCACTCTATTAAATTTTTCTCAAATAAACCGTTACTAATATATATATCTTTTCCTTTACAGATATAATTTGATTTTTATCATCACGGTCAATATTAGAGCCATTTGGTTTGGTTAAAATAAAATATTCACACATATATTATTTTAAATTTAAATTTTATATCATTTTATAATTAATACTTAATTAATATACTGCTATTATGATTAGCAAAATATCTATCAAATAAATCTGGATTATCCAAATAAATAAGATACCAAATATTTACTTCCCACATAATAGTTTTTTTATTTTTAATGATATCATTACATTTTGTTTTCATTAAATTAGCAAATTCAAGTAACTTATCAGAGTTTCCACCAAAAACGCCACCTAAAAAGAACCATTTAATATGTGTATAAATATTGTCTATATTATCAGCTTGACCTGATGCTATACGAACATTTTCATAAGGTTTATTATTTAATTCACAAATCGCATTGTTAAATAATTCATCGTCATTTATTACATGATAAATTCCAAAATCAACCCAAACAAATTGAGAATTACTATAAGGATTTTTTTCTATAGCTTCTCGGATCCACTCAGTTTTTCTACACTGGACAAACATATATTCTAATGTATCCTTTGATGGATTGTCTGTAGACAATTTATTAAAATTTATTAAGTCGTTCTTGGTATATTCATATAAATATAAATTTTCTTTTCTTGTAAAAATAAAAGTTGTTGTAGGATATATTTCACCTTTAAAATATTCATTATAAATATGTTCTTCAATAAATATAATTTTATTTATATTTATTTTACACAGTTTTTTCCCGTAATCAATATATTTTTCAATACTTCTATTATTGTTTACATTAGAAAAGAAACCAGATACAATCGTTGTCATTTAAAAATATAATTTATTTTTAAATAGCAAAAAAAACGTATTACTTTTACTCACTATAGTCATAATCTTCTTCCGATAATTCAGACCCAATATCCTCTAAAATTAAGCCATCGTCGGCAGCAGTATCAGCAGCTACATCATTTGTATCATCGTCCTCATCTGACTCATCAGACGAACCTGATATATCATCTTCATCCCCATCTCCATTCTCATCATCATCTACAACAAATCCGTCTTTCAAATAGCTTCCTGTCTTTGTCTTTTTGGATTTTGGAACGACATCTAGTTCGTCTTCTTCAAGATCATCGTCGTCTTCAGTCTTAGCAACAATTAAATCTTCAAACCCGCCAAATAATTTGTCATATATTTTATTCCATAGTTCCAAAGACAAATTTGATAAAGATTTCTTATTTAAATCATCACTGCTCTGGGCAACTAAAGCACAACATCCAAAATACAATTTGTTGTCTATTGGTGGTGGAAAATCGTATTTATTTTCCATATTTGCTTTACCTTCTGATTTGCCATACATAGAAATTATATATTTTTGGCCATCTATTTTAGAATCCCAGCTTACTTGCTTAGAAAAATCATCAGCTTTTTTGAACCCGCACTTTTTGAACAATTCATCTTCTTTATAATCTTTTATTGACAGCGTTTTCAATTCACCTGTCTTTTCTACTAATATAATTGTTAATGGTGGCATTTTGTTACTATACAATTCATATAAAAAATGGGTTTAAATAGTTTACAATAAAATAATTAATAACAAGAATGAAAATATATATATCCAATATTTTTCCGTCTACAATTAAAAATAAACTAACAAAACTCAAGGATTTACAAACAAATTCCTTTGACAAGTTTGAGTTGACTTCTCAAGACTATGGCATTCATTATATAGAAAAAGAAAAAGAAAAAGGTAACAAGGAAAAGATTTACCGTTGTGAACCCAATTTTGATCCGCAGTTTCAGTTAATTAAAAATTTTGGACCAACAAATAGTGACCTATTAATTGACAAAACAAAGTATGTTTATTGCTCAGTTGTCTCGCAGCTACCTGTAAATTATATACTAACAAAATTGACTATATTGGAATATCAGACAAACAAAAAGGCCAAGTTGAAGTTGGTGATTGAGTGTTTAAAAGAGCCGGTTATAATTGGCTCTTATTTTTCACCAGACAAGCATATGGGTGAAGAATTGATTCCTGTTAATTTCTATTTTGTTTATGAACTAACAAATCTGGATTTAAATGATCAGTTTTTTCAAGAGGAATTTAATATGTTTTTATCACACCTAAACTAATATTTTGGTATATTATGCTTACTTGGATTATTAAAATTTCACTTATATCTATTACATTAATATTTTTAGTACATCATTTAATAGGATTTTTCAAAACAACATTAACTGTTCCAAAAATAAAGGATTTAGTAAATTCTCCAACACAGAAATATCAAGGAATGTTTGACACGATTTCAAAGGGTGATCTAAATCCGAGTAATTTTAGTTATGATTTGAATACAAAAAATGTAGATATTAATAGTTCCAATTCTTATACAGCAATAGATTTGTTACCAACTGAAATGCAAACGAATACTAATACGAATACTAATAC